ATCACTTGCGGTATAGTCTTACCGTAGTAGGAAAGTAACTTTCAATGCTTCCCGCGTTCGACGCAGGAGGCGTTTTTATTGGCTGCCGACATCCACTAGGGAATACCATCATGACCGCAAACACTTCCACCCTCGACCTGAACGCTCTCCAGATTGAACTTGAAGAAGAGAGCATCGGGCTCGGAATGAAGCGATATAACGAAGCGCTGAAGCAGGGGGAAGATACGATGCCGCCTGGGCTTCAGATGATTAAGGCTGCGGTAGAGCCGACTGCGCTTGTCATTGACAAATTCATCGAGGAAGGGCTGTCTGGGAAGGCAAACCGTTCGGTAGGCGTGGTGCGATTCTTGGATCAATTCCCCGACCGCAAGTTGGTAGCGTTTGTCACCGCCAAGGTGGTCATGAATCACATCTCCAGTATGTCTATGGTCGGTGCGGTTGCTGGAGACATCGCCAATCGACTCGAAGACTGCCTCAACTTCGATGACCTCAAGAAGGCCGAGCCTGCGCTGTACCGCCAACTCATCAAGAAGATTGAGAATTCGAGGGACGAACGCCATCGCCACATCGTGCTGCGGGTGCAGCAAAAGTACGCGAAGATTACTCCGGTGAAGTGGGGCAAGTCCGAGAAGGTGCGCCTTGGCATGGCCCTCATCTCGATGTTCCAGGAAGCTACGGGCCTCGTGGAGGTCCAGACCTTCGTCCGTGGCGCCAATGACACCCCGCACATCGTGGTTCCCACTGAAGAAACCGCCAAGTGGCTCGCCAACGGTCACGCTCGGTGTGCCCTTATGTCCCCTATGGCTATGCCTATGGTGGTCAAGCCGCGTCCCTGGACCAGCCCGTTCGGTGGTGGCTACGTGACCAAGCCGATGCGCTTCCCGCTCATCAAGACTGGTAACCGGAACTACCTGGAGGACCTGAAGCAGGTCTCCATGCCGATGGTCTACAAGGCCGTCAATGCTCTTCAGGACACCCCGTGGGCCATCAACAAGGCCATCCTGCATGTGATGAAGGAGGTCTGGGACAACGGTGGCCGCCTCGGTAAGCTCCCCCACCGGGACCCGATGCCTCTCCCTACGAAGACCTTCGACCTCGAAACGCCTGACCCGGAGGAGCTCAAGGCGTGGAAGAAGCAGGCAGCACAGGTGTATGAGGGCAACATCCGCGCAGCCTCGAAGCGCGCCTCGATGTCCAGCAAGCTGTGGATGGCTGAGAAGTTCGAGAACATCGAAGCCTTCTACTACGTTCACAATCTGGACTGGCGCGGCCGTGCGTACCCGGTGGCTACCTTCCTGAATCCGCAGGGTGCTGATAGCGACAAGGCGCTCCTGCAGTTCTCGGAAGGGAAAGCACTGGGGGACAATGGTGCTCGCTGGCTGGCTATCCACGGTGCCAACACCTTCGGCATCGACAAGGTGACCTTCGATGAGCGGGTGCAGTGGGTCATCGACCATCAGGACCAAATCCTGGAGGCCGCCATCAACCCGCTGGACGGTTCCCGCTGGTGGGCTGATGCTGATAGCCCGTACATGTTCTTGGCCTTCTGCTATGAGTGGCTCGCCCTCACGATGCACACGGACCTCGGCAAGGACCAAGAGGACTTCATCAGCCACCTCCCGTGCTCGTGGGATGGCGCCTGCAATGGCCTGCAGAACTTCTCCGCGCTCCTGCGGGATGAAGTGGGCGGTGCTGCGGTTGGCTTGGTCCCCAGCGATAAACCGAGCGACATCTACAGTGAGGTGGCGAAGGCTGCCAACGTGCTGATGCAGGCTGATGCTGACGAAGGCGCCGAACTGGGCCAGAAGTGGGCCGGTAAGATGACCCGCAAGCTCTCCAAGCCCAACACCATGACCACGCCTTATGGGGCCACCAAGCGTGGGATGTGCCAGCAGATTGAAGGTGTCTTCCAGAAGATGAAGGCTGACGGCGCCGAAGTCACTGCGGACCTGAAGGACTGCCAGTACCTCGCCAACACCAACTATCAGGCAATCGGCAAGGTAGTGGTGGCTGCTCACTTGGCTATGGACTGGCTGAAGGAGGCCGCTCGGGTAGCAGCATCGAACGGCCTTCCGGTTCACTGGAACACCCCGAGTGGTCTGCTGGTGCTCCAGAGCTACCGCGAACAGGTGGGCAAGCGCCTGGATATGGTGGTGGCAGGTGTGCGTGTGCAGCTGATGCTCAAGAGCGATGGGGACAAACTGGATGGCCGTAAGCAATCTGCAGGCATCTCCCCGAACTTCATCCACTCCCTCGATGCGGCCCACATGATGCGCACGGTGGCCTACTGTATTGATGCAGGCATCTCGGACTTCGCAATGATTCACGATAGCTATGGCAGCCATGCGGGTTCCGCTGAGGCTCTCCGCGATTGTCTCCGTCAGGCATTCGTGGACCAGTACAGCGGTGATGTGCTGGCGGACTTCAAGGCTCAGTTGGTTGCCCAGTTGCCCGAAGCGCTGGCCGCTGAGATTCCCGAACTGCCCCCGATGGGTAACCTGGATTTGAATTTGGTCCTCCAATCGGAGTATTTCTTTGCCTGAGGCGTTCCACTTGCGTATGTGTTTCTGATGCGCAATGGCTTAACCCTCACTCTCGCAGAACCAAACGGCCCTCATCTTCGGATGGGGGTTTTTCAATTGGAGAACCCATGAACACATCCCAACTTCACCTCGGCGATTGCCTTGAGGTTATGGCAACGCTTCCCGATAACAGCATTGATTTGATTCTCTGTGATTTGCCGTATGGCACAACGGCCTGCAAGTGGGACAGCGTGATTCCGCTAGACCCGCTGTGGGCGGAATACCGAAGGCTGCTGGCCCCGAATGGTGCCATTGCCCTAACAGCTTCTCAGCCGTTTACAAGCACGCTTGTTTCGAGCAATCCATCCTGGTTTCGTGTTGAGTGGATTTGGCAGAAAAACGCAGGCAGCAACTTCGGGACTGTGAAATATCAGCCGATGAAGGAGCACGAGAGTGTGCTGGTGTTCGCCCCCTCCAAGCATACCTACAACCCAATCATGCAGGAGCGCGCTGAATCAGGTAAGGCGCGCGTAAAGACCCCCGTTAAGTACGCGACAAAGACAGATGTGTACGGGGATGGCCTGCACAACGAGTTGACATCTAACCGCCCGGACCTCCGTTATCCCTCCTCCGTGCAAAAAATCAACCGAGAGCGCGGCCTTCACCCCACGCAAAAGCCAGTGGCCCTCATGGAGTACCTCATCCGCACCTACACGAACGAAGGTGAAACGGTGCTGGACAACTGCATGGGCTCAGGGACCACAGGAGTTGCCTGCAAGAACACCTCCCGCGCCTTTATCGGCATCGAGCGGGACCCTGGCTACTTCCAGATTGCCAAGGACCGAATCGAGTCAGTGGCCTAAACCCTCACTCTCGCAGAACCAAACCGCCGTCCCAAATTTCCCCCAAGGACCACCTCATGAAATCCAACGCTGTAGCAGTAGTCCGCACCCTGAACACCGTAGGCGGCAAGCGTGAAGGCGCTAAGCACACCCGCAAGCTCAACCGCTTTGCTCGGAAACACGGCTTCATGACCTTCGTGGCTATGAAGGCTGACTTCGAGTTGCGCACACAAGGACTCATCAACTGATGGACAAGGACAAACTCAACTCAATCATCTCCTTCCACGCCGTGGAGTCCGCATACGCAGCCGTATCGGCCATCCAAAGCTACCCGCGACACAAGCAGGTGGCTGGCGTAGCGGTGCTCTTCACGGTCATCTGCGAGGAGCTCAAGTTGGACCCCAGCGAACTCATCAGCAAGGCCACGAGGGTGGCTAATGATGCCGATGGGTTCTTTACGCGGGAGACCAAGGCCCTCCGTGACTACGTTAAAGGTGAACTGAAGTGAACGAACCGCTCATTACCGGCATCTTGCAAGAACTGCAGCGCGTGGACGGCCAAATCGATGCTCTCTATGAGTACCGCTCGGTCCTCGCACTGGAACTCGAAGCCGCCGAACAAGAACCCCAAGGAGACCAAGCATGACCTACCGCGACTACCTCATCTGCCAAGCCGAAGCCCACTGGGCAGCAGCCCGCGCACTCCCCCAACCGCTGCTCCACACGATGCTCAATGAGGGCATCAATGTGGACCAAGAGCAACGCATGTTCAACCTCACCAACCAAGGCATCTAAATGGCAACCGACAAGAAACCCAAGCTCATCAAGGGCACCACCCCGCGCGGTTCGTTCGTCTACCCCGCACTGACCAAGCCGGACTACGGTAACGAGAGCTTCCCGCAGCCGGATGGTGTCTACAAGGTCAACCTGAAGCTCACCGAAGAGGAAGCTGAGCCGCTCATCGCCAAGCTCACGCCCATCTACGAGCAGGCCGAGAAGGATGGCCAAGAGGCGTTCGATGCCCTCCCGGTGGCTAACCGCAAGAAGCTGAAGAACGGCTTCCAGATGAACGATATGTACGAAACGGAGTACGACAAGGAAACGGAAGAGCCCACCGGCTACGTCATCTTCAAGTTCAAGATGAAGGCTTCGGGCGAGAACAAGAAGAAGGAGCGCTGGACCCGCAAGCCGGGCATCTTTAACGCCAAGGGTGTAGCGCTGAAGAACCCCCCGAACATCTGGGGCGGCACAGAAGGCAAGGTCTCGTATGAGGTCAGCCCGTACTTCATCGCTGGTCAGGGTCAGGCAGGCATCTCGCTGCGCCTCCAGGCTGTCCAGATTCTCGAACTGGTGTCGGAAGGCTCCAAGTCGGCATCCTCGTATGGCTTCGGTCAAGAGGAAGGCTACGATGAAGCTGATGAGTTCCCGGCTGCTGATGCTGAGGAAGGCGCGGAAGGTTCCGCTGGTGCTGCTCCCGCAGGTCCTGACGAGTTCTGATGCGTAGTTGGTCGCAAGACCCCCAGGGCTACATCGAAGACCGGAGCATCCCCGTTCCGTTCTCCGGTTGCTGGCTCTGGACTCAATGTGTCGATGCGGTTGGATATGGAATTGGCGCTAAGAACCGCAACAAGACAAGCGCACACCGCCTTTCCTATGAAGCGTTCAACGGCCCCATCCCCTCGGGGCTGTGTGTCCGCCACTCCTGTGATGTGAAGACGTGCGTGAATCCTGCCCACCTCTCCGTGGGCACCACGCAAGACAACACCGATGACAAGGTTTCTCGTGGCCGCCACGCGCGCGGAATGGGGGTTGGCACCTCCAAGCTTACTGACACAGAAGTTCTGGAAATTTACGAAGCGCTGGGCTCCCACACCGCAGTGGGCGCTCGTTACGGAGTTACTCGACAGGCGGTCGCCTACATCCGAAGCGGAAAAAGCTGGGCACACTTAACGGGCCACCCAAATGGCTCGTAGGTACTTCCCCAACAAGCACGTGCTCACCGCAGGGATGGACAGTAAGTCCGAGGAGCGCGTGGCCGCCCATCTGGAGGGGTTGGGTATCGAGATTCTGCGGGAGCCTGTGCGCGTCCCCTTCGTGGAATCTAGGCACTACCTTCCGGACTTCCAACTCCCCAACGGTATCTACATCGAGGTCAAGGGGCTTTTCCTCCCCGAGGACCGCACCAAGCACCTTCTAGTTCGGGAGCAAAACCCCGATTTGGATGTGCGCTTTGTGTTCGACAACTCTAAAAAGACGCTTAGCCCTTCCTCTAAGACATCATATGCAGCGTGGTGTGAGAAGAAGGGGTTCCTATACGCGGACAAGTACGTGCCTGAAAGCTGGGTACACGAGTCCCCTAACCCAATCAAAGGTATCAAATGAAGCTCAAACACACCCTGAATGGCAACGTGAAGCTGACGCTGAGCGCCGAAGAGGCTGGCCACTTGCGCAGCATTCTGGTCGAAGCCTGCCCCCTGTACGCAGAGGCGTGGATTTCTGACGTTACGCACGATGTAGCACATGAGGTGGATGACCTCTTGGCGGAATCGGGCATCGAACTGCTCATCTGATGGCACCGGCTGATGTTCAGTATCTGGTGATTCATAGCAGCAACACGAAGCCTCGGCAGCGCGTGAACCTCGCCTATATGGAACGAGTTCACCGCCTTAAGGGGCGGCTATGGGTCGGCTACCATTTTTGCATCGACCGCAAGGGTCAGATTGAAAAGGGCCGTGCGTTGGATCAAGTTGGCGCACATGCACCGGGATTCGACAACAAGTCTATCGGCATCTGCCTCGCAGGTGGGGTGGACCAGAACGGAGACCGTGTAGACAACTTCACGAAAGACCAGCGTGAGTCCCTTCTTCAACTCATCGCTTACCTCCACACCTTGTATCCACAGGCCATTGCTGTAGGCCACATGGACCTCCCCAACTCCAACACTGAATGCCCCTCGTTCAGCGTTAAGTCATTCCTTAGCGAGGCTGGCTATGTACAACCGCTTCCGAGCTTGGCTGGATGAAGAACTGCGAAAGCTGTTTGACCTCCCGCTAGTCCTCTCCTTCCGCTGATTAGCGGTAGGCACAAACATCTTTTAGAGATTGAAACCATGAGCAAGTCAGTCAGCACCAACGTGTACAAGAAAAAGACCGGCATCGAGAACATCCAGGCTTATCTGGAGTCGGGCCGCAGCATCACCCCGCTGGAGGCCCTGAGCAACTTCGGCATCTTCCGGTTGGCTACGGCCATCGATACGCTCCGCAAGCGTGGCCTGCCCATCGAAACGGAGATGAAGAAGGACCCGAACGGGAAGACCTATGCGCGCTATGTGCTGGGCAAAGCATCGGCCCCCAAGAAGGAACTGAAGGTGGGCGCTCGGGTTCGCGTGATCGCTGGTGCGGACTGTAGGTTCTACAGGGGAGGTGATGAAGGTGCGGTGACGGATTTCGAGGGCACTTCCGTTGATGTGCTGTTTGACAAAGGCCACGCGGCCACGTTCTGCCCCACCAATCGCCAGTGGTACACGACCCCCCATGAACTGGAGGTCATCTAATGACCGCCCTCCGCACCGCTTTCGAAGACGCCATTGAACTCACGGTCCCCACGGACCTCAGTGTGCGCATCTGGGAGGCCCTCCTGAAGAAGCCTAAGACATCCCGTGACAACCAACGCGGCTACTCGACAACCATCGGGTTCCGCACGTACAGCCAACTGAAGAACCAAGGGGTACTGGAATGACCAACTCCCAAGCTACATACATCTCCGAACTCGAAGACTCCATCGTTGAAGCGGAGTGGGAAGTAGAGGACCTGAAGGCATCCATCCGTGAAGCTGCGGAGGAAGGCGGGGATACGTGGATTTTCTCGCAGATGCTTGAGCACGCTGAGAAGGTCCTGAAGGAACTCCAAGGGGACCTTGAGGCGGCTGAAGAGGCATACGACCGCTGATGACTGAAAGCGAGTTCCTCCAACATGAGCCGTGCCCTTCCTGTGGTAGCTCGGATGGGCTCGCTCGATACACCGATAACCACGCGTACTGCTTCGTCTGTAAGCACCGCGAGAGGGGCTCCGAAGATGGGGCTGTAGAACACACCCCAAGGAAGCCAATGGCCAAAGACCTGATTCTGGATGGAGAAGTAAAGGCCCTCAGCAAGCGCAAGCTCACCGAGGAAACCTGTAGGAAGTTCGGGTACACCGTAGGGACCAGCAGCAAGGGCAACACGGTTCAACTGGCTCCGTACTTTGATGGGCAGCAGATGGTTGCCCAGAAGATGCGGGACGCTGACAAGAACTTCGTCACGCTCGGAGACTTCAAGACCGCTGGCCTCTTCGGTCAGCAACTGTGGCGCGATGGCGGCAAGAAGGTGGTAGTCACGGAAGGTGAGATTGACTGCATGACCGTGAGCCAGCTGCAGGGAAACAAGTGGCCTGTGGTCTCCGTACCTAATGGAGCACAGGGGGCCAAGAAGTCCCTGCAGAAGCACCTTGAGTGGCTGGAGCAGTTCGAGGAAATTGTGTTGCTGTTCGATATGGACGAACCGGGGCAAGCAGCGGTAGCCGAATGTGCCCCACTGTTCACTCCCGGCAAGTGCAAGGTGGCCAGCCTCCCGAACGGCTTCAAGGACCCGAACGAGATGCTGCTGGCAGGTAGGGGTTCCGAAGTCATCGATGCTGTATGGGGCGCCAAGACGTACCGCCCTGATGGCCTTGTGCGCATTGGAGACCTCCGTGAGAAGCTCCGCACCCCCGTTGTGATGGGCCTCCCCTGGTTCCTTCCCGAACTCACTGAGTGGACCTACGGCCGCCGCTATGGGGAGATTTATGGGGTTGGTGCAGGTACGGGGGTAGGCAAGACCGACTTCCTCACCCAACAGATTGATTACGACATCAACGTGCTCAAGCAGCGGGTGGGCACCATCTTCCTGGAGCAGCAGCCTGATGAGACTGTCAGGCGGGTGGCGGGAAAGATGTGCGGCAAGCGGTTCCATGTGCCCAACGCTGGGTGGACTCAGGGGGAACTCGATGAGGCCGCTGACCGGCTGGAGGCGGAAGACCTATTGCTCCTGTACGACTCCTTCGGGGAGACCGAATGGGATGTGGTCAAGGCCAAGGTGCGGTTCATGGCTGTCTCCGATGGCATCCGTATTGTCTACATCGACCACCTCACAGCGATGGCGGACACTGCTGATGAGAAGGGCAGCCTAGAGCAGATCATGAAGGAGATGGCGGGGCTCGCTAAGGAGCTCAACATCATCATCATCTTTGTGTCCCACTTGACCACCCCTGAGAAGGGGAAGAGCCATGAGGAAGGTGGACGGGTAACCATCCGCCACTTCAAGGGCTCCCGTGCGATTGGCTTCTGGGCGCACTACCTGTTCGGCTTAGAGCGAGACCAGCAGGCTGAAGAAGAGCGACTCCAGCAGGTTACCACCCTCAGAGGGCTCAAGGACCGTTATACGGGCCAAGCCACCGGGAAGGTTCTCTACTTAGGGTACACGGCCGAAACTGGCATGTTGTTCCCGATTGATGGCAACCCATTCGAAGACGAGACCCAGGGCAAGAAGTCCCAATGGGATGAAGACGCACCTTTCTGAGCACCAAGATGAAACAGAAGATTAGCCAGTGGACCGTCAGGCACCGTGAGCAAACCGTAGCGGGACCGTGGACCACCCGCGCTATGGCTACTGCCCACATAGCGAAGGCATTCCGTGACAACCCGGCCGTGAGCGTGGACCAGTACCAGATTGTGGAAGTGGTCTACCAACTCGAAGGCTTCAACTACTACCAACCGAAACTCGACACATGACACACACCGCTTTTATTGCAGTTGAATGCTTCCTCATGGGCGTCTGGTTCGTGCTCCTCGTTGAGGATGCGGCTGATGGATGGAAGCTTCGTAAGTGAACTTCACGTATAGCAAGAACGGCTTGGCACTCACGAAGCAATTCGAAGGGTGCAAGCTGACCGCGTATCAAGACTCAGTGGGTGTCTGGACCATCGGCTACGGCCACACGGGCACCTTCGCAGTACAAGGCAAGACCATCACGCAAGCCTTCGCTGACCAACTGCTCCTCGCAGACATCGCCAAGTTCGAAGCTGGCGTTCTCAAGTTGGTCCGAGCGGTCATCAACCAGAACCAGTTCGATGCCTTGGTGGACTTCTCGTTCAACCTCGGCCTGGGCAATCTGGGTAGCTCCACGCTGCTCAAGAAGCTCAACGCTGGGGACATCAAAGGGGCAGCGGAAGAGTTCCTGAGATGGGATAAGGCTGGCGGGAAGGTTCTCGCTGGACTGACCAGACGCAGGAAAGCAGAGCGGGACTTGTTCCTCGCATGACACACAGGGCCACCTTCGGGTGGCTCTTTTCATTTACAGGCACTCAACAGGAGGCCGATTGCGCTTCATCGCTGACATCGAATCGAATGGGTTCCTGGACAAGGTAACCACCATTCACTGTCTGGTCCTCAAGGACCTCGACACGCGACAACACCACCGCTTCAACCACCAACCGGGACACCGCAGCATCGAAGAGGGTCTCGCCCTGATGCAGCAAGCGGACCTCGTGGTGATGCACAACGGCATCTCCTTTGACTACCCGGTTATCCAGAAGCTGCACCCCGGGTTCACTCTGGATGAATCCAAGGTCCTCGATACGCTGGTCATGGCCCGCCTCATCTACCCGGACCTGTGGGACATCGACACGGCCCTCTACGAGAAGGGCAAGCTCCCTGGCAATCTCCGTAAGCGCCAATCGCTGGAGGCATGGGGTCACCGTCTGGGGCTCCATAAGGGGGACTACTCGGCTGAGATGAAGGCCAAGGGCTTGGACCCGTGGGAGTGCTGGAACATGCCGATGGAGGACTACTGTTGCGGCGACACGGATGTAACCGAGGCCCTGTTCAAGAAGCTGGAGGGGAAGAACTATTCCCAAATGGCTATTGAGCTTGAGCATCAGGTGGCCTGGATCATCACCGCACAGGAGCGCAGGGGGTTCTCTTTCGACAAGGACGGGGCCGCCAAGCTGCTCGCTACGTTGGTCAAGGAGAAGCTCAAGATGGAAGAGGAGCTCACCGAAGTCTTCAAGCCAATGTGGATGCGCGATGGGAAAATCTTCACCCCGAAGCGCGCTGACAAGAAGCGTGGCTATGAGCCTGGGGTTCCCTTCCAGAAGATCAAGCTCACCGAGTTCAACGCTACGAGCCGTGACCACATCGCCCTCTGGCTAAAGCGCCTCTACGGATGGAAGCCGCTGGAGTTCGGCAAGGATGGCAAGCCCACGGTGGACGAAGAGGTTCTCGCAAAGCTGCCCTACAAGGAGGCTGAGGTGCTCGTGAAGTACCTCATGATTGGCAAGCGGCTAGGCCAGTTGGCTGAGGGCAAGGAAGCATGGCTGCGGCATGAGAAGAACGGGCGCATCCACGGGTCCGTGATGACCAACGGAGCGGTTACTGGGCGGGCTACCCACAGCAAACCTAACGTGGCTCAAGTGCCAAGCGTGAAGGTCAACAAGGAGAACCACAAGCTGCTGGGCATGGAAGGCGGGTACGGAGTGGAATGCCGTGCGCTGTTCCGTGCAACCCCCGGCATGGTGCTGGTGGGTACGGACCTCTCAGGTATCGAGCTTCGCTGTCTCGCTCACTACATGGCTCGCTGGGACCAAGGTGCGTATGGGGAGATTCTCCTGAACGGAGACATCCACACTGCGAACCAACACGCGGCTGGCCTGCCCACACGTGCGAACGCCAAGACCTTCATTTACGGGTTCCTCTACGGGGCAGGTGCAGAGAAGATTGGTTCCATCGTGGGTAAGGGCAGGGCTGCGGGTGCTGCCCTGAAGTCCAAGTTCCTGAGCTCCCTTCCTGCTCTCGACAGCCTCATCAAGGCGGTCCAGAAGAAGGCGAAGGATGCTGGCGTTCTCATTGGTCTTGATGGTCGGCAACTCCACGTCCGCTCCGCGCACTCAGCGCTCAATACCTTACTCCAATCCGCTGGGGCTCTCATCTCCAAGCGGTGGCTAGTAGAGGTGGACATTGCCATGAAGGCTGCGGGAATCCGGGAGCGATGCCATCAAGTCCTGTGGTGCCACGATGAAATTTCCATCGAGTGTCCTCCTGAACTGGCTGAGCAGGTAGCGGCCATCGCAACCGCAGCAGCAACCAAAGCTGGCGAGTTCTTCAAGATGCGCCTTCACATTGCCGCAGAGGCCCACATTGGACCTACCTGGGCTGACGTTCACTAACCAAAGGACAAGCATGTTCAACAAACTCAAGGGGTTCCTCCGGGGATTCCAGAGCCTCTCGATGTGGGAGGCGCAGGCGATGATTCCGCGCCAGGAACCCAAGGCCCTCGATGCCAAGGATGTCCTCACTGAAGTCATCCAGCGTGCTCAATCCGGGGGCTTCAGTCTCCAGAACGATTACGCACGGACCAACGCTCAGGTGGTGGCTATGGCTGCCTCCTGTGGGTATATCACGACCGAGCAGAAGCGTGGCTCGTTTGGCCGCAAGTGGCTGGCTACAAGGAAAGGTAAGGCTTACCTGGAGGTGAACTGATGTTCCCCCTATCGCTCCCCCTCAAGTGGATTGCTGGGGGCCTCCTAGCCCTCCTCATCCTCGCCATCGGCTACTTCTCAGTCCACACCTACACCACCACAGTCCAACAGAACGGGCAGCTGCAGGCCACCAACGTGACCCTGAAGGCTGACTCTGCGAAGGCTTCAAGTGCTACGGAAGTGGCCGTGAAGAAGCTCCAGCAGTTCGACACCATCATCCAAAAGAAGGCAACGAATGAACAACACCTCCAGCAAGACACTGCCCAGTTCGTCACCGAGCGAAAGCAGCTTGGTGTACAGAGCGTGGCTGTTGATGCTTGGGCTACCGCTCCTGTGCCTGCTGCTGTCATTGGCAGCCTGTGTGAGCGCACCGCAATCCGTAGCTCCGATTGTCACCGAGACCAAGACAGTCCAAATACCGCAAGCACTGACCTCCCCCACTGAGCCCGCTATCTGCAGGCTGGAAACCAATGGGGACTTAGTGGACTGCATCAAGGCGTATGACAACCAATTGCTCTCGTGCAATGCCGATAAGGCGAGCATTGAAGAGTTCCAGAAGGAGCCTAAGTGAATAAAGACGAAATCCTCAAGTTCCACACCCAGGAACTCTACGAGGCCCACCGCCAGTTGAACATCGCTGGCATTGAGCACGAGGTCAATGGTCAACGCCTCTCCATCAGCCAACGCTGTGCCCTCGTCAGGGAAGCGCTGGTTGCCTGGGGTTCCACACAGTCGGTACTTACAAAGGCTATGCAATGAACCTGTTCGATCAATTCGAAGAAATCCTCAGCAAGCTCAAGGACGCTGGAATCACGGGAGCCCTCATCGCGGGGGGTGCTTGCCGTGACCACATCCTGGGCCGCCCTGTGAAGGATATCGATGTCTTCGTGCCCTCGCAGCCGAACATTGATGTGAAGCTGGCGAAAGCCTTTGGAGCCTTCAACGTTAGCCCCATCATCGCTGCAGAGTACGCAGGTGCGGGTGGTGAGGTGGAGCACGTTTACGAGATTCAAGAGGAAGACGCGGACCCCTTCGCTCCCCATCCGCTGGAGCGTGTGCCCGTTCAGGTCATCGTACTGGCACCAGGGCTGGACCCGATTGAGCGCGCTCAGCATCATGACTTTGGTATCTGCCAAGTGTGGTATCTGAACCGGAACTTCTTTGCTCACACCGAAGCGTTCCACTTGGACATGCAATTCAAGACGTTCACCCTTGACCACTGCGAGGACCAGCAGCAGTTCGACCGCTCGGTGCGCAGGTGGACCGGAAAGTTTGCCCAGCGGTTCCCTGAGTTCCGCATGAGCTATCCCAAGTTCAAACACTTCGCCTACGCCTAAGGAGGCCACATGGCTCAATACCAAGTAACCCGCTGGGGCCGCTATTCCGCACATGTCATTGTCGAAGCGCAGTCGGAGCAGGAAGCCAACGACATCGCCTTTGATTTGGACGCTGAGGACTGGTACTACGACCACGGCTATGAAGATGGGGAAGTCTTCGAGGTATGAAGACCACCCTCCTGATTGATGCGGACATCGTGGCCTTCAAGATTGCCTCCACGGCACAGAAGACCCACAAGTTCCTCGATGATGAAACCGGAGAGACCCTTGAGTGTGTTGATGTGGAGGAGTGGGAGGACACCACGCCCCGCATCGATGTCCTACTGGCTGAGTATCTGGAGCACACGAAGGCCGATGAGCTAATCATCTGCCTCTCCTGCCCCACCGAGGAAGGCTGGCGCAAGGCCATCTACCCAGACTACAAGGCCAACCGGGATTACTCGAAGCGCCCCGTGTACCTCTCAGCGGTCAAGGACTACATGGCTGAGAACTACCGCAGCTATCGGAAGCCCACGATGGAAGCTGACGACATCATGGGGATTCTCTCCACGCACCCCACGCTGGTCCCTGGGAAGAAGATCATCGTATCGGAAGACAAGGACATGCAGACCATCCCCGGGTGGCTCTGGAATCCCGCTAAGGACCGCAAGCCGCGTCTGGTGGATGAGCACAGCGCCAACTACTACCACTTCTACCAGACCCTCGTGGGGGACTCCACGGACAACTATAAGGGTTGCCCGGGGATTGGCCCGAAGAAGGCTGAAGGGATTCTTGAGGCGCACTGTCACGAGACCAAGCATGACTCCGTGTTCGAGGATGACATGGCATGGGCGGGCATCGTGGCTGCATTCGAGAAGAAGGGACTAACCGAGGATGACGCAATCCTCCAAGCACAACTGGCCCGCATCTGCAGGGCTGATGACTACAACTTCAAAACTCAGGAAGTGATTCTGTGGAACCCGTAAAGAACGATAAGACGTGCCTCGATTGTGTACATGGGAAGGTCGATGTAGCCAATGGTGGCGTCCGCTGCACCCAGCATGACAAGCATGTGGTCCAGTGGTTTTCTACCCCGGCAAGCTGCCTCAACTATAAGGACCCGGCATGACTAAATTCCAAAGGGCCAAGGCATACGCCTTCTCCTTCTTCGCAGGATACGGCAGCGCAACGTTCCTAATTGATGCCCTCCACCAAATTGCGAAGGCGGTGAACTGATGGAACGAGATTGCAATACGTGTGCGAACCATGTGCAATGCGCGCTGGACAACATCCCCGCAGAGTGCTGGACCTGTACCGCATCGGAGACTTTCGGTGGTCAGGTGCTGCCCCAGTGGAAGCCTATTGAGTTCCACCCAGCCCAGGCTGTCCACGACATCCCCAAGCCGGAGGCGCTGGAGCTGGACGCCCTCCATCGGCAAATCGGTGGGGCCCACTACAAGGGCCTGAAGATTCAACCGATGGAATACTCGGTTGCCAATGGCCTCAACGCATGTGAGCACACGGCCATCAAGTACATCACCCGGAAGAAGGGCGATAAGGCGAAGCGCTTGGAGGACTTGGACAAGGCAATCCACTCCATCGAGTTGCTGAAGCAGTTCATCGAAGACGGCACTTTGGTGGATTAACTCGATTCCCGCAGATGCTTACTGGCTCTGCTTCTGCGGGATTTAGGGGTCTTAACCCTCACTCTCGCAGTATGCCGAAAAAACTTATATAAGATTATCTTAAGAGAGTCCCGGCATCCATGAACCTTTCCGAACGCATTGGCAACCTCATCACCGCTGAGCTCCTTCAGTGTCTCGATGAGTTGCATCCCCTGTGCCTCCCCGACCCTAAAGATTCCCCAGCGGAACTCTGGATCAAAGTTGGTGAGCGCCGTCTAATCGAAACCCTGCACGCGAAGTACGCAGAGGTGAACGACCCCTCCTGAGGTAATCCCCACCATGTGCAGCGCCCCCAGCGCCCCGAAGCAGCAGACTGTGGCACCCGCCCAGACCCCGGCTCCGATGGCCAACCCAGAGAACACCGCAAGCACCAACACTGCAGGTGGTCAACGGGCTGCCTCAACGGGCCGTAACGCTCTCCGTATCGACCTCGCTACTCCCGCAGCATCGGCTGCATCTGGCCTGACGATTCCGAAGTAATGGGTGACGTTACCGCCAGTCTCAAGGCACGGTATGACAAGCTCAGCACTGACCGCCTTACGTTCTTGGAGCGTAGCCGGGACTGTGCGAAGCTGACCATCCCCACCTTACTCCCCCCGGAGGGCTCCACTAGCTCCACCAAGTTTCCCACCCCGTACCAGTCTTTCGGTGCCCGTGCAGTGAACAACTTGGCAGCTAAGCTCCTCCTAGCATTACTCCCCCCGAACTCCCCGTTCTTCCGCCTCGTGGTGGACGATGTGACCATGCAGAAGCTCACTGGCCGCCAAGATATGCGCGCCCAGATTGAGAATGCGCTGAGCGGGATGGAGCGGTCAGTCATGACCAACATCGAAACAAGCACTATCCGCACCTCTGCATTCGAAGGCATCAAGCTACTCCTCGTTACGGGCAACGTGCTGTTCTTATTGGCCCCTACAGGCGGCATGAAGACCTTCCGATTGGACCGTTACGTGGTCAAGCGGGACCCCATGGGCAACGTCCTGGAACACATCACGAAAGAGTGTGTGTCCCCGATGGAACTCCCTGAGGGTATCCGTGAGTCCGTACTGGCCAACAAGAAGGCTGACGACAACGAAGATGTGGTTGATGTCTACACCAGCGTGAAGCGCACCCCGAAGAACTGGGAGGTCTATCAAGAAGCCAATGGCATCGAGATTCCCGGTACGCGTGGTTCATATCCGCTGGGTAAGTCCCCGTGGATTCCCCTCCGCTTCATCGCAGTCGATGGGGAAGACTATGGCCGTAGCTTTGTGGAAGAGTACCTGGGTGACATCAAGTCCCTCAACGCTCTCCGTAAGGCCATCGTTCAGGGCTCCGCTGCTGCAGCCAAGGTCCTCTTCCTGGTCAAGCCTAACTCCACCACCAAGCTCCGCGTGCTCACTGAGAGCGAGTCAGGTGCCGTGAAGGAAGGCAACGCTGAAGATGTGACCGTGCTGCAGATGCAGAAGCAGGCCGACTTCGCTATTGCCAAGCAGACGTGCGACACGATCACCCAAGAGCTTAGCTTTGCCTTCCTACTGAACACAGCCATCCAGCGTAACGGTGAGCGAGTGACAGCCGAGGAAATCCGATACATGGCTAACGAACTGGAAAGCTCACTGGGCGGTGTCTACTCGACACTCAGCCAGGAATTCCAGTTACCCCTCGTACAGCGAGTGATGTTCCAGATGGAGAAGCAGGGGAAACTCCCTGTGCTGCCTGAAGGAACCGTTAAGCCTGCCATCACCACTGGCATTGAGGCCATCGGACGTGGCAATGACCTCACGAAGCTCCAGCAGTTCATGACCTCCCTTGAGCAACTTGGTCCGCAAGTGGCGCCCACCTACGTCAACATGGGTGACCTTATCAAGCGCACCGGGGCATCACTGGGCATCGACATGAACGGCCTCATCAAGACCGATGAGCAGATTGCAGCAGCAGAGCAACAGGCTCAGATGCAGAACATGCTTCAGACATTGGGACCCAACGCTGTGAACCAGATGGGTGGTCTCGCTAAACAACACATGCAGGGTCAACAAGCGGCCCCCGCACCACAAGGACAGTAACATGGCAGACGCAATTCCCCTCGGCAGTGAGCCGGTAGCTCCCGTTGAGGCAGCCCCGAAGAAGGCCAAGGCTCCGGCTAAGGTCCTCGAAGATGGTTTCTCGATTCCTGAAGGCGCAGTTCAGTTGGACTCGCACGAAGCCTACCGGGTAGACAATTGATGAGCCAAGAGAACGCAGCAGCCGCACAAGCCCCCGCCAATCAACCGGCACCGGGGACCCCCGAGTACGATGCAGCGATGGCAGCGAAGTACGATGCAGCCACGGGCAATGCTCCGCAAGCAGAAGCCCCGCAGCGCCCCGCTCACGTTCCCGAGAAGTTCTGGAACCCTGAGACTGGTGCAGTAGACACCGAAGCGTGGGCGCGCTCGTACACCGAACTGGAACAGAAGCAATCCCAAGGGAAGCCTGCAGAGGCAGCCCCGGTTGAAGCTCCTGCAGCACCGGACGCAGCAGCACAAGCGCTGGAGTCGAAGGGCCTGAAGCTCGATACGTTCAGCGCTGAGTTCGCCCAAGCCGGTGCCCTCTCGGAAGCATCCTATGCAGCTCTCGAAGCCGCAGGCATCCCGAAGGGTACGGTTGATGCGTACATCGCTGGTCAGCAAGCTCTGGCCACGCAAGTCCGCTCGCAAGCCTTCGAACTGGCAGGTGGTGAAGAGAACTTCAATGCGATGGTCTCGTGGGCCAAGAACGGCCTCACCCCTGGCGAGATTGCTGCCTATGACCAAGCCGTCACCACGGGCTCCGTAGATCAAGCCAAGCTGGCTATCAGCGGTCTCAAGGCGCGCTATGAGGCAGCCAATGGCCGCGAACCGCAACTCCTCGGTGGAGGCAATGCCAACGCTGGGAATGCTGGCTATGGCTCCACGGCTGAGATGGTGCGTGATATGTCGGACCCGCGTTACTCGAAGGATGAAGCCTTCCGCAAACAAGTGGAAGCCAAACTCTCACGCACTACGGCCTTCTAACATGCCCTCTCTGGATGCCAATAAGGGCTCCTCGGTGAACGCTTCTGGAACCAAGATTGCTGCTGCTGTTGCACTCGGCAGTGGCAAGCTGGATACCACGAAGGCGGTCAACGATGCCCACACCTTTGTTCCTCATGGGAACCTCAAGATCAACGTCAAGACGGCCATCGCAATGGGCCTCCTGGCGCGAAACGCAAGTGACACACTGGTTGAACTGAACGGGGCTACGGCGCCTACGGTTCTCACCAAGTAATACCGCACACGACCCTGCCCTCTGCACGCACGGTAGGGTCATCTACCCGCAGTACCCATCTCTAAGCATTCCACGCAAGGAACACTTGGCCCTCTGAGGAGGACAACCATGCACACGTCCACGCCTAAGTCTGCTCTGAAGTGAACCCTCCAAGGCCACCCTCTGGCCGCTCTTTCATTTCATTCTGGATTTACCTCAAATGGCAAACGCAACAGTCCTGGCCGCTGGTCAGATTAACGGTGCAGGCGCAACTGATGCCCTGTTCCTCAAGGTCTATGGCGGTGAAGTTCTCACGGCATTCGACCAAAACAACGTGGTCATGCCCCTCCACACGGTCCGCACCATCACCTCGGGCAAGTCGGCTCAGTTCCCGGCAACGTGGCGCGTAACGGGTGGCTACCACACCCCGGGTACGGAAATCGTTGGTCAGACTTCGAACCTGAACGAACGCAACATCGTCATCGATGACCTGCTCGTATCGAGCGTGTTCATTGCTGACATCGATGAAGCAAAGTCGCACTTCGATTACCGCTCGGTCTACTCGCAGGAAACGGGCCGCTTCTTGGCAGCGAACTGGGACAAGAACGTGATGCAGGTTATGGCCCTCGCAGCCCGTGCTTCGGCTACGGTTACGGGTGCTGTTGGCGGCACGGTTCTCACCTCGGCCACCACGCTGTACAAGACCTCGGCAACGGACCTCGCTGCTGGTATCTACGCTGCAGTTCAGGCGATGGACGAGAAGGACATCCCCTCGACCTCGGAACGCAGCGCGCTGGTTCGTCCGGCTCAGTACTACCTCCTGGCGCAATCGACCGCATTGGTGAACCGCGACTGGGCAGAAGGCAATGGTAACTATGGCACGGGCAAGATTCTGAAGATTGGTGGTGCAACCATCGTCAAGACGAACCATGTTCCGAGCACGGTTGTCAACACGGGCCCGACCGCGTACCAAGGTGACTTCACGAAGACGGCTGCAATCGTCACGACGAAGGAAGCTGTGGGCACGGTGAAGCTGCTGGACCTGAGCATGCGGATGTCGTACGACGAGCGCCGCCTGGGCACGCTGATCGTCAGCAAATATGCTGTTGGGCACGGCATTCTTCGCCCTGAGTGCAGCGTAGAACTCGCCACGACCACGTAAATTGGTTAGGGGAGAGACGCATCAAGGCTCCCCATGTGGTCACTGTGGGGAGACTACTAAGTATCGTAACCGCAAGTGCGTGAACTTCTACAAGGCAGGCCATCGAGAGATGGTATACACACCTCCGGTGCGCCATGACCAGGAGTGTCGTACATGCAAAGTAACGAAGCCTTTCAGTGACTTCCACAAACACTCCTCAGGTAATTATCGGACAGAGTGTAAAGAGTGCCGAAACTCCGGAGAGGCTGCAAAGCGCTATGGAGTAGACCCCGCAGCAGTCAAAGAGATGGCCACACAACAGGGCGGATGCTGCGCTGTATGCGGCTCGGATGGCTCTGACCATGCATCCTTCACGCGCCTTGTAATCGACCACTGCCACACAACTGGCAAAGTCCGAGGTCTTCTCTGTACGAACTGCAACACCGGCCTAGGCCAATTTAAAGACTCGATAAGTCTTCTCGAAGCTGCCCAGCAATACCTGCAGCGAACATCGTAATACCTTAGGGGGATTCGCTTAATTGCGGGTCCCCCTTTTTTCGTTTACCTTTCACGAAGGGATTCCCCAATGGCCTCCGCATTAATGACGGAACTCGAAGCAGTCAACATGTGTTTGGCTGCCATCGGAGAGTCTCCGGTCAATACCCTGTCAAACACCGGCCTCGCTGATGTAGCCAGTGCCCGCGCTAAGCTCCTCGAATTCAGCCGCACAGTCCAATCCACGGGCTGGGCCTTTAACACCGAAGAACAGTTCCCGCTCTCCCGTGCCCCCGATGGCACCATCACGGCCCCCTTAAACGCCCTCAAGGTCTCCATCGACCGCGCTATCTCCAGCGCACAGGTGGCCCTCCGAGGCCAGAAGCTCTATGACAAGGTCAACCACACGTACACCTTCACGCAGGACCTGAAGGCCACCGTCGTGTTCTTCCTGGACTGGGCTGAGCTCCCGCAGGCTGCACGGCAGTACATCGCTATCTGTGCCTCGCGGTCCTTCCAAGGTAACAACCTCAGCTCCGATACGCTGGACAAGCTCACTGAAGATGATGAGGTGAAGGCCCTCATCGCCCTCAAGGATGCTGAAGGGGACGATGGGCAGTACAACATGTTCACCGATAGTTACAGCGTAGCGAATGTGTGGATGCGCCCTGGCACGGGTGAAGTGTACTGATGGCCCTCATCAACAAGAGTATCCCCAGCCTGTTCAATGGTGTCAGCCAGCAGCCCGCAACTCTGCGCCACGACACTCAGGCTGAAGTTTGCGAGAACGCCTATCCCACGATTGCCACCGGTCTCCGTAAGCGGCCCCCGCTGACCTTCTTGGCGAAGCTCTCCAGTACCGCCCTCAGTGACTCGGGGGTACATATCATCAACCGGGACGCCACCGAGCGGTACGCAGTGTTCGCCTCCAGCGGGAACCTGCAGGTGTTCAGCCTCCTCGATGGAACCCCACGGACCGTCACGTTTCCCAATGGGACTGCATACCTCGCCTCTAGCAGCCCCCGGACTGACTTCGAGATGGTCACTGTGGCTGACTACACGTTCGTCCTGAATAGGACCGTCATGGTGGCAGCGGGCACAGCGTCCCCGGCCAACCCTGTGAACTTTGCCTACTTCGCCATCGTCCTGGCAGAGCCCCAGATCAACTACTCAATTAGCGTCAACGGGCAGACTTCCAGCCTGCTCTCCAGCACGACCCCGGATAGCAACAACATCGCTTCCCTCTTGGCAACCGATATGCAAACCAAGTTGGGCGGGGGGTTCACTGTGGGTGTCATCCCGAACACCTCCATCATCGCTGTGCAGAATCTCTCTGGTGGGGCGTTGACTGGGTTGGGGTGTACCGATGGGTACGCCAACACGGCCACCCTCGATATGACTAAGACAGTCTCCAGTTTCTCGAAGTTGCCCGCATCCGGCCCCACGAACTGGACTGTGCATATCTCGGGGGAACCCGCTGGGGGCACTAGTGACTACTACGTTCGCTGGAATGGTGTCACATGGCAGGAGACCACCCAGCCGGGACTGGTCAACTCATTCACTGATGCGAGTATGCCGTGGAAACTGGTCCGCCAACCCGATGGCTCCTTCATCTTCGATAAGGTGGACTGGGCGGACCGACTGGTGGGGGATGATACGAGCAACCCTAAGCCCTCGTTTGTTGGCCGCAAGATAGCCGACATCTTCTACTTCCGGGGGCGGTTGGGGTTCCTGGCAGATGAGAACGTATGTATGAGCCGCTCTGGGGAGTATTACAGCTTCTGGGCCAAGACAGCCACAGCGGTCATCGACACGGACCCTATCGACACCAACGTTGGGACCAACAAGGTATCCCTGCTGAAGTACGCAGTGCCCTTCGATAAGAGCCTCCTGCTGTTCTCTGACCAGACCCAGTTTCAACTCACTGGTGGAGATGCACTGACCCCCAAGAGTGTGCGTGCGGATGTGGCTACGGAGTTCGATAGTGGCACCGATGCGCGCCCAGTAGGTATTGGTCAGGCGGTGTACTTCGGGGTCACCCAAGGGCAGCACACGGGGCTCAGGGAGTATTACGTGGACGCCACTACGCTCACCAACGATGCAACGGATGCCACCGCCCATGTGCCCACGTACCTCCCTGCAAGTATTTATAAGCTGGCAGCAAGTTCGTCCGAGGATGTCATATTCGCGCTGTGCAGAGATGAGCCGAGCTCGGTCTATGTGTACAAGTTCTTCTGGTCGGGACAGACGAAATCCCAGTCCGCGTGGCTGAGGTTCGTGTTTGCCCCCGATACGCAAGTTCTGGGCGCACAGTTCATTAACAACAAGTGCTACTTCATTATCACCCGCACGGATGGGACCTACCTTGAGGTAATGGACCTGCAGCCTGACCTGTCCGCAGGGGGCATGGGGTTTGACGTACTGATGGATCACCGGGTGTCCGTAACTGGCGTCTATGATGCGGTCAACGATGTTACGAACTTCACCCTCCCTTATACGGCGCAGGCATCTGGGCACACCCTGGTACTTGGCTCCGCGTTCATAGGGAAGGTCGGGAAGATTGTCCCGTACACCCTCAGCTCCACCTATGTGATTACCGCAGAGGGTCGCTGGGATGCAGGGGCGGTGTTCTTCGGGCAGGACTACGCGATGCGCTACAGGTTCTCCGAGCAGTACGCTAAGGACCAGAACCAAGTGGCCATGACCAATGGGAAGCTCAAGCTCCGTAGGTTCTTCCTTGACTACACCAATAGCGGGTACTTCCGTGCAGAGGTGCAGCCGAAGGCCCGGGACACCTACACCTACAAGTTCACAGGTAAGGCCCTGGGGACAACTGCAGCAATCATTGGCCAGCCCTCTATCCAGTCAGGTACATTCTCCTTCCCCGTGCTCACCGCCAACGTTGGGGTGCGAATTGAGGTCATCAACGATACCTACCTTCCCTCCAGCTTCCAATCCGCTGGCTGGGATGCGGAGTTCGTCACCTTCGGGAGGCGCATGTGATTGTCCGACCCGCAACAGTAGCCGACTGCATTCGCCTCTTCCCGCTCCTCCGTGAGGGGGACCGTAAGGAGATTGCACTGGCAACCGGGGATTCCACAGTGAAGGTGCTGCTGGACTCCCTGAAGGTCTCAGAGGAAGCGTGGGTGGCTGAGGGGGACGATGGGGCACTGCTGGGCATCTACGGGGTAGCCAACGTGAACGGCATGGGCGGCCCGTGGATGCTCGCCACCCCGGAGGTCTATAGGTACTCCAAGGCCCTCGTTAAGGGTGGCAGGGAGTGGGTTAAGGGCCTGCTCCTCCGCTACCCGATGTTGTTCAATTTTGTCCACGCGGAGAACACCAAGTCAATCGCTTGGCTCCGCAAGCTGGGCTTCACGATTGGCGAACTGGTTCCCGAGTTTGGGGCTGGCAAAGCCCCCTTCTACTTCTTCCATCAGAGTCCCCATGTGTGAACCAGTCACCATCTCGGCAACCACGCTGGCCATCGCATCCGCAGCTACCGCAGCAGCGGGCTCGGTGGCTTCCTACGTGGCCCAATCGCAATCCGCGAGTCGTCAAACGAATGCCGCTCAGGCAGCCTATGACGCGAACGTAGTGCAAATCAAGAATCAACAAGTCGAAGATAGCCAAGCTGCCTCTGCCCAGATGTCCGAGCGAGCTCGTCAGGCAATGGTAGAGACAGGGCATCTCCAGGCCCTCTCCAATGAATCAGGCACGAACGGTGGTGGCTCCAATGATCGAGTCACCAACGAGGCCAACTTCAACGCGGGTACTGACATCGCAACGATGGAGAACACCGCAGCATCCCAGCAGCGCGCCCTTGCGGGCCAAGCACAGGGAGCCTACGCCACAGCATCCCAGCGTATGTCCAGCATCCAACAGCCTAGCCTCATCGGCACCGGGCTGGCAATTGCAGGGGCGGGCCTCAGTTCCGCTACGAGCCTCCAACGGGCCAACGCTCTGGCAGCAGGGAAGATTCCCGCTTACCAAGGCGCAACTTAACAACACCACTATCCGAGGATAGGAATGCCACCGAACAACCAGCAGCAAATCACGCAGCGCGGTCAGGGTTCCCCTGGCCAGCAGTCGGCCACCTTCCAGCCCCAAGAGAGGACCATCGATACCTACGCGGGTGCAGGGCAGAACGATGCCACCCTCATGGGTCTCGTGGATGGCCTGAAGTCCTTCAACCCTGAGCTGCAGCGATACACCCAGTTCAAGGAGCAGCAAGAGGCCACCTCGGCATTCAAGGCAGGCACCGCGCAGGGACAGTTGGCTGACGCTGGGCTGGTCGATGCACAGACTGGTGGCATCAAAGTTCCTCCCCCGGACGACAGCTACAAGGTGGACCCAGCGTTCGCTCAGTCCTTCTCGGCTGGCTACCGGAACTCTGTGGGTGTCAAGATTGGCTCACAGGTCCAGAATGACATCACCTCGGCCTACGCGGAGAACAAGAACAAGGACGGATTCGACCCGGAACAGTTCCTCCACGAGCAGGTAGCGCAGCACACGGCTGGCCTCACGGACCCCGCAATCATCGAGCAGGTATCCAAGAACGTAGCGGAGACATCCCAAGCGGTGCGTAAGGACTTCGCTCAGGTGCAGTTCACGCGCCTCAAGGAGACCGCCAACGGGAACATCTCGGCAGCTATGGACTCCGTGATGAGCCCCACAGCGAGTCCCGCAGACATCTACAAGGGACTCACCACAGTGGCAGAGCCGCTCCGTGGTCAGCTAGGTACGATGACTCGGCCTGAGTTCTGGGATGCAGCGCTGGATAAGGTCACCAACCTGTCCCTCAAGGCTGGCGGCCGTCCTGAACTATTCGATGTGTTCGATCAGAAGGACCCCAATACGGGCCTCACTCCGCTGCAGATGAACCCCAAGCTCCAGTCCGAAGTGGCCCGGATGCGGGAACATGCGGTGGGCGAGCAGAACAAGCGCATCGAGCAGGGCCAGCAGGTTGACTTCTTCAAGACCCGGCAGGGTGATGAGGACAAAGCAGCGCAGGG